GCAAAATTAGGCACAACATATTCGCTAGTATTAGCGATCATTGTTCCTTTTTTACCGCCGCCAAAAGCGAAGTTTGGAATAGAAACTACTTTAGAAGATGAGCTTGCGCCGCCAACTCCACGGCGAACGTCTGCCGCTTCTTGGGATGGAAGATAGCCTCCAGCAGCCTTTTTCGTTACTCCTCTAGCTGTAGCCGTTAACCCAGCTCCTTGCAATGCTGGCGTAACAGACGCCGAAATAGATTGAATAGTTGATAACGCTTGGATCTGTTTATTGTAAGCGTCTAATAAAATCTGCTCTTGTTTAACTCTATTTCCACTAGAAGCTAAAATTTGATCCATTATACTCTTATTTGAAATAAGAGTGTTTGTCACCGCTTGTTCTAGAGCTTGTCTTTCTTTAACCTTTTGGTTAATGCCAAGAATAGTCTGCAAAGACTCTACGCCGAATACAGCAATATCTCTAGTTAATTTAACGAAGATTGCAGCAATAATCGGCAATCCTACTTTAAACAATACGTCAGAAAATCCTTTGATAATGCCTCTAGCAAGATCGCCACCTGTATCAGTAGATGATAAAAGTTTGTTGATTGAATCAAGGAAAGAGTTAACGTATCCAACTAATGATTTTAGATTATCATTAAGTCCAATTTTAGCGAGGTTATTCGCCAACTCACCTGCCGATACAGATGCTTGGTTTAGCACCGCATCTAATGTTTTATTTAATTCTACTTGTCTGGCGAAAGCTTCATTAGATGCTCCTAGACTTACTCCAAGAGCTTTAGAGAACTGTCCTTGCGCATTTCCAATATCTCCTAAAAGCGCAGATAAAATATTGATATTGTATTTACTAGCTACCGCTTCTAAAATTTGAATTCTTTCGCCACCAGATAAATCTTTTAACTTTACGGATAAATCAGTTAAGATAGGAACTACATCTCTTAAATTTCCAGCAGTATCTAAACTCTCAACTCCAACCGCTCTTAAAGCGTTTACAGTTTCATCACTTCTTACTCTAGTAAAAATTGTTTTTAAAGCGTTACCAATAACAGAGCCGCCACGAGCCGTCTTTTCTTGCGCTACTGTAATTAAACCGTTTAATTCGTCAAACGTTACGCCAACTTCTTGAGCAATAGAACCTGCTCTAGCCAAACCGTTTGCCAAATCTTCCGCAGACACAGCAAACGCAGAGTCAACAGCAATTAACTTATTAAGAATCTGCGTTGTTGTTATGCCTGCTCCAGAAAAAGAATTAACCGCAGCAGTAAGAGTATCTACTGCGTCTGCTGCGCTAAGTGAAGTGAATCTCGTTAAAGTTAAAGCGTCGTTGGTTCTCTTAACTGTCTCTTCAACACTTAAACCTTGGCGAGAAAATTCCAAAGCGGCTTTAGCCGCTGTTCCAAAAGATTGGCTAGTATTTTTTGCGACATTAAACAGAGAATCTCCTAGCTGATCGAGTTGCGCGGCTGACTGTCCGCTTACTGCTCCAATATCTGCCAAAGCTTTTTCTACTGCAATACCATTATCTAGAATGCTTTTGAAAGCTTGCGATACTGCGTTAAGAATACCAACAGAAGCGCCGAACGCTAATACACGCGCATTAGAAGCTGCAATAGATTTTTCAAATTCTGTCGCTAATCCAGTAATCTTTCCAAGAGGTTGATTAAGATTCTTAAATGCCGATGGATCAATGCTTACAGGCAGATTAATAGTCCCAGCGGCTCTCTTGCCCGCTTCAATAGACTGTTCAAAGCCGACCTGTACTACTGGAATTGGAATTGCTTTAGCCATCCTTTAACCTTTTGAGTATTTTACACCCAAAAGTTAAGCATCGCCATGTAATTTCATAAGCTCGTCCATATTCAAAACTTTCTTCTCTTTCATTATCTGATTAAGAGATTTTCCAGAACCGCCCATTTCAGCTATTTCTTCTTTAGAAGCGCCAAATACCATAGAAGCAGAAGCGTCATCGTTCTGCTTAGTTTTAGATTCAAAGTTCTTTTTGGCTTTAGACTTATCGTTATACTGAAGAAGAGCTTCAGGATTTTGTCTAACATTATCTGGTATGTGCTCTACACTCTCAAAAATATTCTTAAATATCTTTCCATACAATATCATTCTTGTTTGGAAATCGGTTAAATCTACCATTGGTTTACCAAAGAATTCTGTTGGATAATCTAAAACTAAAAAGTATAAATGAAAGAAGTCAAGAAGCGTAATCTTTTGCAGATTTATCTCTGCAAACTCTTTCATGTATTCGTTATAGAATAAGATATATTCTATAAGATTCTCGTAAGTCATTTCCTCGAAATCTTCCATCGAGAATAGTTTAGTTTTAAACTCTTCATCTTTATAGAAAGATTCGTAAATGATATAATCATTTGACCGATTACCAGCGTACTCCTCTGCTGTTTTACCAAGCAGCTCTCTTCTTTGAGTTAATTTAACTATCAGTTTTACTTTTTCTTCTCTTACTTGATCTTCAATAGCTTTTATCTCTTTGCTTTTAAACAAATTCTTTCTAGTCAAATTCAGCCGCTCAATATAATCTTTAAGCTTTTTTATTTCTTTTTCGTCGTCATCCGTCCAAAACTGATCTAACACGCATTGCTTTAAAGCCTCGTCCTCTGTTGGAATTCCTTGTTTTACGGCGTGTTCGTAAAACTCTTGGTATCTATAGTCGAAATAAGATCGCTCAACTATTCCCAAATGCTTAATGAAAATAGGGCTACCTCTAAAATTTCTTTTCGAGTAGCCCTTTTTAATTTCAGCGAACAGCAAAAACAGTTTGCTATTACTCAAACTTTCCTGATTCGATATCACTTTCTAATTTTTCAAAGTCTTCCTTTTTGGCGTTCTTGCTAAAATACCAGAAGGATACGAACGTCATTAACTTACGAAAAGCTTTTGTATATACAACATCTTCAGTTTCGTCCATAACGTAAAGTTGAGCGAGTTTTTCTTCTGTAGTTAATCCTTTGAACATTGGCTCAATATTGCCGTTTGGCATAACTTGAGTATGAGCCATATTCAAACAAAACCATCGAATAACATTATTTTGCGCGATAGTGTCTGCGGTGTTGTTAAACAGTGTCAGATTGTCAGATTCAAGTTGAACGATTCTAGCTTTAGCCGCCAAAATCTTATCAATCAAATCGGTTTCAGCTTCTTTGTTTACGTCTGTTTTTGAAACGACTCTTGTAAGTTCATTTTGCCAGCTAGTGACAACTGAATAAAGCTTCATAAGCTCTTTAGCGTCATCTTCTGAAAACATTCCGCCTGTGTCGCTATATTTCTTTGTCAACATACCTTTTGTCAAAATACCTTTCTTTACGCAGTTTGACATCTCAACGCTGTATTGAAGATCGGCGTCTTCCATATTTTTTCTAGAAGGCTGCTTGATGATAATGCGCACTGGCACATCTTCTTTTACTTTTTGTGTAACAGTAATCGTTTGACCGTTCTCTTCTTTAGTTTCGGTCTTTTCGACTTCTTTGTTAACGGTAATATTGAAGCTAAATAATTCTTTCATTGTTTAAATGTGTGTTGAAATTCTACTCTGATAACTTCCAAATCGGAAGACATCTTTCTGATTGATTCATTGCCCATGTCTAGCACGCGCTTGCGTAGCCAACTCATTTGATCTTCGTCTAAATAGTTTGCTTGGCGCACAACTGGTTTAAAAGAATCTGGGGCAGAGGTGTATAGCAGAGCAAATTGCCTATCATGTTCATGCTTAATATCTTCTAAAATACCAAGCATCCTCTTGAACAGATCAGAGGTGTTCACCTTAACTTTATCATTTAAATATTCTTTGCCTGTCATATCCTTTTGCCTTATTATATATTACATTTAAAATCCAAAGTGTAAAGTAAAATATGGCGACTTCATACATTTCTGCTACACAGAAATCTTTTATTAATTCTGCAATGGATGATATCCATGAAACATTCTCGCGTGAAATTACTGTTATTATGAATCCAACAGTTGTTATCATTTCTACTTCTCCCACCTACAACAGTTTCTATAAGAGAGATTTAGATAACACAGCGTATAGTAGCTTAACTCCTCAGTCGTTTACATTTAAAGCTAGAATCAAGTATGTTTCAAATGAACAAAGCGTGTTTCCGGGTACCTTAGATCAACAAAAAGTTATTTATCCAACAGGTTCTGTTAAAATCAAAGTTCAGTATGACGCTTACCTTAAACTAAAAGAAGCTAGAAAAGTTGATCTTGATGGGCGCAGATATTCTATCGCTTCTGATTATAAACCTGTTGGTATGTTTGGCCCACAATACTATTCTTTCTTACTGTCTCCTGTTGACGAATAATTATGGCGTTTCAATTAGATAAGTCAGTTAAAAGGCAAGTTGCCCAATTAGTTAAAGACGATTTTGAGAAAAGAATCGAAAGAAATTTTGATAATATTAAATCTCAGATGATTAGAGAGCTAATGAATCATCCTGTAACTAAAGAGATTCAGCAAGGCTCAACAAGCCCAAACTCAAGTGGCACTTTAAGTGGCTATGGCAATTTGTTTACTTTTATTGGATTTGAATCTGGCTCTTCTCCTATTGACGCTATTAAGCAAGAGTTTGATAAAACAGTTCTTAGATTTCGCACATTAACTGATGACGGCCCAATTTGGAACATTTATCTGCCAGCTCCAGAAGACATTTGGGACGTTACTCCTATGCCTTGGGCAGAAGGCAGAAGCTGGGCTAAAGGCATTGAAACTGGCATTTCTGGCGTAGGTTGGTACCTTTATAATCAAAAGAAAAACTATCCGCAGTCTCGTTCTGGTCCGGCTATTCAAGTTAAATCAAAAAGTTCCTCGAAAGTTCGATTTAAAAATGTAAAATATATTAGCGACATTCTTAGCCGCTACGAAAAGAAATTCTCTCAACTAGATGAAACCACAATACCAACATAACGTAGCCACTTCATTCGCTTTGTGGTTTGACCATCACCTTCTTAGCGAAGGCGAAGCTTTCTCAAATCAAACAGGTAAATTTTATAACTATGAAGATCCAAGAATATCAACTGCCTACAAAGTTTTTGGAAGTTCTCATAAACAATTCGTCTTTGATTCCAGTGTATCTGGAGCAATTGTTCCCTCTGGCGTATTCGTCAATTCTGTTTTCAAGCCTAGGGGCAGCGGGTTGGTAATGGATTATCTTAATGGCCGCGTTTTAACTACTGGAGTTGCGGCCACAGCTAATGTTACAGGAGCTTACTCTGTTAAAGATTTTAGCATCTACATGAGCAATGAAGATGAAGACGATCTTATCATTGAGAACAATTTTGACGAAAACCTCAAATTTCCTCGTAGCGGAACTTATATTCAGCCTTACGACGAGATTATTCCTGCTGTTTTCATTGTTTCTGATTCTATCAAAAACAAACCTTTCTCTTTTGGCGGCGAAGACGAAACTCGCTCTATTATGAAATGCGTTGTTTTCACTGACAATCCATATCACTTAGATGGGGTCTTGTCGCTTTTTGCGGACACTCAAAAGAAAGTATTTACCGAAAAAGACTTTGGCGAATATCCTTTAACTGAATACGGCGACCTTAAATCTTATCCGTACAATTATAGCGATTACTACGCTAACCCAAATCCTTCTGTTGAACTGTTTATAGACGACGTTACTGTGTCTAAACTAAAAGACAGTCGATCAAGATCATCTAACGTAAAAACCTATATTGGCTTTATTGATTTTGAAATTACCCAATATAGATACCCTAGAGCATAAGGATTCCATTTCTAGGCAAAAGAATGTAAAGTATTTAAACCTTCTCTTAACTTTTAAAAATTATGGCACGTAATAGAGTAATTTATCAATCAGAAGCCCTTTTCGTTAGCGACGGTACTCTTGTACCAACAGCTACTCATGCGGCTAACAAAATCAAGCAGTTGCACCGTGTACAATCGGCCAACTATGGCTTCTCTGTCGCTCGTCAAGATATTAACCAATTTGGTAATCTTGCTCGTATCGACGCTATCATCTTGGAACCACCTACCGTTAACCTCGACTTCTCGTATTACCTGACCACAGGTAACAACGAAAGCGCTCTCGGTTTCAGCGTAGGAACTGGCGTCGGAACAACTTTGTCTTTTATCAGCGGTCTTATTGACTCTACACAGACAAACGACACTGCAACAGTTTCTGGTCGTAACTTCCACATTTTCACCGCTCCAGAAGGCAATGACGCTGCTGGTTCAGCTGGTTCCACTTTGACTGGTGCCGCTTCTAGCACCATCACAATCGGTAACGGTTTCGTTACCCAATACGGTATCGAAGCAGCTGTTGGTAGCATTCCTACCGCTTCAGTCACAATTGAAGGTTTGAATATCAATGTTGTTGAAGGCAACAGCGGCACTCTTCCTTCTTTGACTGTAGAAACCAGCGCAACTGGCTCTAATCAGTTCGTTCTTCCTGCTCCGACCACTGGTGATGTAGGTCTCTCTGCTCTTCGCCCCGGCGACATTACAATGGAATTGGTTGATCCAGTTATCGTTGATATGCCAACAGGCGTTGACTCTGGTAATTCCGCTGCGCATATTCAATCTTTCTCGATTGATATTCCAATTGGTCGTACCACACTTCAACGTCTCGGCAATCGTTTCGGCTACGCTAAGGTTATCGACTTCCCAGTTGAAGTTACCGTTAACGTTTCCGCTATCGTTGCTGACTTGAAAGCTGCTGGCAATCTGTTCTCGTTGGTTAACAACGATGATTTCAAGACCTTGAAATTCTCTTTCAGAGACCCAGCTAATGCTGAAAAACTTGTTTACCAAGTCAGAAATGCCAAGCTCGTTAGTGAAAGCTTGTCTTCTTCGCTCGGTGACAACAAGACAGTTGATCTCGTGTTCACATCGCAGATCGGTGCGCCGCAAGACTCCACAAACGGTGTCTTCGTTGCTACAGCTTCCTAAAATAACTAACCCATAAACAACAAAGCCCCGAAGAAATTCGGGGCTTTTTTATTGGTTAAGTATTAGCTACAAAAGATTCGCCGACTAAAGGAGTTATATAGCTAATCAACAATTGACCAAAGTGCTCTTCTGTTTTATCCCATTTACTATAAGCTTCAGGAAGTAAAGAACATTTAGTGTAACTGTTGCTGAGTTCTGGAGAAAATAAAGTTTTATTATCTTTGTCGCATATTCTCCAATTGCATAAAGCGGTAACTAATCCATCGCTTAAAGTAATTTCCTGAATATTATCATACTCTATCCACAAGTCGCCATCTTTAAAATTGTGCAGATTTGATTCTAATTTAATTTTCATATTTTTACCATCTAATTGCTACGTAACCATGACCACCAGCATTTGAGTGGCTCGCTCCTCCCGCCCCAACTCCACCGCCCGGATAATCTGGTCCATTATAGTTACTATTGTAGCCCACAATGCTGGTACCATTTAATACATAGCCCGATCCACCACCGCCCGCACCACCCGGTCCACCACCACCGCCGCCTCCGTAATAACCACCGCCACCGCCTCCGCCGCCAGAAGCGTAATTATCGCCAAAACCACCCTGAGCGAAACTTCCTGCTGTTGCGTTTACGACAATCTCTAAATCTGCGGTGCCCGCACTGCCGCCAGCAGAAGTTGTCCCGCCACCACCAGCTCCGAAGTAAATGGTGCCATTAGTACTGTTTGTCGCACTATTCCCACTGCTGTTTGCCCCACCGCCGTTACCCGCACTACCAGAAGTGTAACCGTTGTTGGCGTCACCGCCACCACCACCGCCGCCCGCCCATATATCTCTTCCCGAAGAATAAACTCGGCTATATCCGCCACCGTGGGCAGTGCCTCCATTTCTGCCATAACCACCGCCGCCATATTGTTGTGAAGATACGTTCGCGTACAAGCCACCTCTGCCAACAACAACAGTGAATACTGTACCCGGAGAAGTGCTGAAAATGGCTTCTGAATAGCCTCCTAAACCGCCTGTGGGACCGACGAATCCTGAACCACCGCCAGCGCCCCATACGCGAACCTTTATAGTAGTAATAGAGCTTGGAACGGTAAACGACTGGTCGCTTCCAGTAAAGCTGTACGTATTAACGTTAATATAATTACTCTTTCCATGCAAATTACTCATAGAAATCGTTGTGCCACTGCCGCCAACACCAGCAAGAGTACGCACAGCAGCGTCGTTCATTGAAATCGTCGCTGTTGCAGTAAGACCAAGTTCTGTGTTAACTTGGTTAAGAGAAATTGCGTTTGGCGATACCGGGAGTGCCATTTTATTTACTGTTGATTAACGATCTCAATTCTTCGATTTGCTTTTGTTGATTTTCTATTTGTTGCTGTTGCTCCTTGATTGCTTCAATAAGAAGAGGAGCTAGCTTTGAGTAATCAATCGTAAGGTATTTCGCTGAAGCTGGAGCTTCGCTTACAATCTCAGGAAGAACTTTTTGAACAGCTTGTGCGCCTACACCAACTTCACGTTTAGCTTTATATCCTAAAGATTGAGCAATTTCGTTAGCTTCGTAATAAAAACCTTCTAATGCTTTAACTTTATTAACTGCATTTTCAATTTTACCTAAATGAGTTTTTAAACGTTCATCAGAATAATACGCAATGATATTCCCAGCGCAACGAATAGAAGTGGAGCTATCATTTGGATCTACATAATATGAGGTATTGTTGGCGTCGTAAAAAATAGTAGCATATAACGTTGTTCCAGAACCATTATTACTTGTGAACGCCATTGAAGCCACTCTAGAATCAGTTACTGTATTGAAAGATGTTACATAACTAACCTCCCATCCATCAGCCCAATTATTATTAAGTCCTGAATATCCTGCTTGAAAATCTGTTACGAAAACTTGAGGATAAGACCAACTGCTGCCAGTTTCTCCTATCCAAATACAATTTGCAGTCGAATCATAACCAAATCTTACAGTATAAGGAGAAGTTGACCCATCGCTAACTTGAGTTGCAAATATATTATACCATTGACCAGTGCCATAATTATATCCGCCAATATTAAATTCATGAGATAAACCTGTACTATACTGATAAACCTTAACAGTAAAGCGCATCATTGTATTTGAGTTAAGATTAGCTGCTGGAAGCTTAATTTTAATTGCACCAGTAACAGAAGATGATTGAGTTGTATATGAGCCGCCTCCTGGAGCAACGACGCGAGTTGTATCTAGAGAAATATAAGAAGATTTTGTTCTAGCCAATACTGATGTAGATGCAGGGTCACAATAATAATTACTATCATTACTATCATAGAAAATTGGAGCGCGCATACTACCAGATGTAGTAGTATAAGCTCCTGTATAATAACATAATTCCAATGGATCACCAGCAGCGCCAGAATTTATAGTGTCGGCATAAACATGATTTCCAAAAAATCCGTAAGCCGAACTAGCCGAACTATACAAATTAGTGTAGGTAATTGCATTTAAACGACTTGTGCTAGCTGGATCTGTATAGTAACTAGTATCATTACTATCATAGAAAACAGGAGCGCGGAACGAAGCAGATGCCGTAACAAAATTACCAGTATTAATTGAAAGCGCAAAAGTTCCTGTTCCGCTTATATCAGAACTAGAACCATTAACCCAAAACCTCATGCCAGATTCAGCGGCAGAATAATCAACACCTATTCCAGAAAATTTACTTCCGTTTGAATTAAAGACAAGAACCGGAAACGTAGATGATAGCATCATATTACGATTCCATCCTCCAGTCATAGCTGTTCCTGCATTATTTACAAATGTTCCGCTAAGATTAGTTCCACTAGCTGGATCTAAATAAAATCCTGTATTATTACTATCATAGAAAATTGGAGCGCGGAAACTTCCTGCCGCTTCTACATAAGTTCTTGGAAAAAATGAATAACCAGTATTCATAATTTTCAAACCAATCTGCGGGCCAGTTGCATAACTGTCCGTAGTAGCAAAAGCCATATGAGTGCCTTCACTGCCGTTATTACTTACGTAAATACCAGCTTGAGCAGCTGCATTGTTACCAACGCCGAAAGTAATTGCGCCTTCGTAGGAATTTCCGCCACTAGTCCCACCGCCTGGATTAATATGAACGCCACCAAGTACGGAAGTGCCAATACTAAACGAACTATTTGCAATTCCGCTTGCACTAAGATAATTATAAGAATTTACCGCACTCCAAGCTTGGGTATTACCTAAAATTGTTGCACCCGAAGTTCCTTGTGCTCCTGTTGCGCCAGTTGTTCCCTGCGCTCCTGTTGAGCCTGTTGAACCAGTAGAGCCTGTCGCGCCTTGCGAACCAGTATTGCCAGTGGTACCTGTTGTTCCCTGCGCACCTGTTCTTCCTTGCGTTCCTTGAGCGCCTTGCGAACCTGTAGCTCCAGTTGAACCTTGAACGCCAGTAGAGCCAGTTGCGCCAGTTCCGCCAGTTGAACCTACTGCGCCTTGAGTTCCAGTTGTACCTTGTGAACCAGTTGAGCCTGTTGAGCCTTGCGAACCAGTTGAGCCTGTTGAGCCTTGTGCGCCAGTAGAGCCATTAACTCCTTGAGAACCAGTTGCTCCTTGAATTCCGTTCGCGCCAGTGGTGCCTTGAGAGCCATTAGTTCCTTGAGTGCCGTTTGCGCCTTGAGTTCCAGACGCTCCTTGCGAACCTGTTGTTCCTTGAACTCCTTGCGAGCCAGTTGTTCCTTGTGAAGAAGCTTGAAAAGCGCCGCTCAAAAGAGTTCCACCAGCTCCAATATTTAAAGTTGAACCATCAGTTCCAGAGAGAGTTACTCCATTTGAAACAGTTAAAGTTTTTGACGAAGAACTACCACCAGCGATACTAAATCCACTAGAATTCGCCGTAACAGTAACAGCGTTAACATTTGGCACATTCAAGCCACCACTCATAGTGTCGCCCGCCTTATTAACCGGGATATAGCCTAATATATTCGTTACGCTATTGTTTGCGACCCAAGACGAGCCATCCCAGCGCCAACTCCGGGTGCCGCTGGTGTAAACTTGATTTAGTTCTGGTGAAGTTGGGAAATTGAGGGCCATTTTAAATTATTTTTTAATTAATTTTTGTTGTTTTGGTGTGGGAGTGTTATTCGGATAACTTAACTGGTTTCAATGGCTCAACAATTACTTTTCCATTTTCGTCGGTCCATTCGGTGTCCATCATGTGTTTGTCTTGGCGTTCACCGATGACCATCCAAGAAATTTCGTCTGTGCAGGTAGAATCCTGAGCTTGAATTGTGAGAATATTGCCTGTTACTTTTCCACGAATCGCAGTCCAACCACTTTCGTTAGTAGTGAAGCATTGAACTTCACGGCAGAGAGCTTCAAAGGTGCCTTCCGTCATAGTGGCGGAGGTGTCAATATTGACAGATGCAATACCGTTTACTAGTGTTGCTTTACCGCGATAAATAAGGTCAGCTTGTGGACCTTCGATGAAAGAGTGAACGAGTTCATGTGTTTCTGATTTAGAAGGAAGTGGATGTTCAATACGGAATGAACCTGAACCCTTTGAAAGAGAACCGGGAATATTGACAGCGCCGTCACCCTTGACAAACAAGTAATCAGTCGTTCCAGCTTGGTTCAAGACGCGGAGCGCATAGTCGCTGGCGTTTGTGCCTGCCGCCACCCGCAGACCGAAGCTGGTGCCCGCGCCGGAAATGCTCGATGTAAGGTTTGCAATGAGCTGGCTGGCTTGGTTGCCTGTGGCGGAGAGTGCCGCCCCGCCGATGGCCGCGCCGCCCGTTACTGTGAAGGCCGAAGTCACGGCAAGGCCAGCTGACGAAAGCTGCATCCTCTGTGCGCCATTTGTGTACCAAAACTGATCGGCGGTTTGGTCCGATGCCGAAACTTTAAGCACATCCCAAAACACTGCGTCACTGCTGCCACGAGAAAACCTTAACCGATCAACGCCTGCATCATCCCGGATGCTCCAGTTACGAACGGTGCCGGTTGTGTGTTCGCGGAGAGTGATGCCGAAACCGGTGGTTGAGCCTACGCCAAACGCTGCCGAACCGGAAACATCGAGTCGTGCAGCAGGACTCGTCGTTCCAATGCCGACGTTGCCGCTGCTATTGATGCGCATACGCTCCGTGCCGAATGCAACATTAGCCGTTCCTAATGTTTGACCCGTTGCGCCAGTAAAAAATGCTAAGCCAGTTGATGCTGCGCTAGTAGAAGTCCAATTTGCTTCTGCAATAGCACTGATACTCGCAGGATATGTAAATGTTGGCGTGGTATTGTAATTTCCGCCAAAGTAAATAGTGCCAAGTACATTGCCACTAACGAGTCCAGATGAACCATTGGAGTTGTATCGCTCTAAAACGAGTCCACCGCTGAAAGATTGAGAACTGTTATTATCAATTCTATTTCCTTGAACCTTAATCACTGGTGAAGGTTCTGAGGAATTTGTATCTAGAACAAAAATACCGCTAGTAACACCAGACCCACTAACAGAAAGTTTAAAGGTAGGACTCGTTGTACCAATACCGACCCTGTCATTTAGAGCGTCAACAAAAAATGTTCCTGAATCTATATTAAAATTACCAGTATCTCCTAATCTAAGACGTTCGGTTACTGCTCCAGAAGTTCCTGTTTCTATTACAAAATCATCAGTTCTTAATACTAAATCAGCAAACGCGCTATCTGCACTATTTCTAGAACGTAATACATAATATGTATTACCTTCGCCTAAAAAGTGAAATAGCGATGTACCTGAACCAGCGACCGATAATCTATTTGCAGGACTTGCCGTTCCAATGCCGATGTTGCCGCTGCTGTCGATGCGCATACGTTCTAAAAATCCTGTAGAGCCTGAGGGAACTGTTTCAAATACTATATTTGCTGGGGTGCTTGTGTCTGTCCATGTGCCAGCGGCAGAACCAGAGACTTGTGCGCCCCTAGTCCAAAGCGTTGCAGCATATCCGCCAAATTGGTAGCTACCAAGAAAGTTGCCAGTGGTTACAGCCGTTGGGCTTGCAAGTGTGCCATTGGCAAATTGAGCAACAAATACAGACGCGGATGTGCTGCGGATACTAATACGCTCTGTGTTATTTGAGCCTTGCAAAATAATTGAAGGATTACCGGCAGCAAGAGCAGAAGACGAAGCAACCTGTAAGGAAGCTGTTGGTGCGGTTACGCCAATGCCGACGTTGCCACCATCAAAAATCACATTTGCAGACCCACCTTCGCGGCGAATGTAAAGATCGTCCGTGTTTCTTGGTCCAACAGCCCAAATGTTAGTGCTACCACGAACAAACATTACGCGACCATAGTCGGTGTTTTGAACGTAAATTTCACCACCATTGACATGGAGTTTTGCAGCAGGACTCGTCGTACCAATACCAACATTTCCACTACTATTAATATGAAAACGCTCAAGATTAGATCCACCAGAATCTGTGGTATATATAGAAAATAAACCAGCATAATTACCAGAAGTAGCATTTTCTCTAGCTCCTCTCATAGCAGCTGTTGTTGCTAGAATACTGTTTCCCGAATTTGAATACGATCTCCAAGCAAGGCTGAGTCCAGTACCAGTACCTAAAGAAGCTGTACTATCTAATGAAATAATTGCGGTGCCTGACGGATAAGTAAACGCATTTGTTCCAGTCCAAGTGTTATTAGTTCCTAAAATAGATGCGCCCGAAGTTCCTTGAACGCCCTGAGCACCAGTTGTACCTTGCGCTCCTGTTGCGCCTGTTGAGCCAGTAGAGCCTGTCGCGCCTGTCGCGCCTTGTGAACCAGTATTACCAGTCGTACCTGTTGTTCCCTGCGCACCTGTTCTTCCTTGCGTTCCTTGAGCGCCTTGCGAGCCTGTAGCTCCAGTTGAACCTTGAACGCCAGTAGAGCCAGTTGCGCCAGTTCCGCCAGTTAAACCTACTGCGCCTTGAGTTCCAGTTGAACCTTGTGAACCAGTTGAGCCTGTTGAGCCTTGCGAACCAGTTGAGCCTGTTGAGCCTTGTGCGCCTGTTGCGCCAGTTGTACCTTGCGCTCCTGTTGCGCCTGTTGAGCCAGTAGAGCCTGTCGCGCCTTGTGAACCAGTATTGCCAGTGGTACCTGTTGTTCCCTGCGCACCTGTTCTTCCTTGCGTTCCTTGAGCACCTTGCGAACCTGTAGCTCCAGTTGAACCTTGAACGCCAGTAGAGCCAGTTGCGCCAGTTCCGCCAGTTAAACCTACTGCGCCTTGAGTTCCAGTTGAACCTTGTGAACCAGTTGAGCCTGTTGAGCCTTGCGAACCAGTTGAGCCATTAACTCCTTGAGAACCAGTTGCTCCTTGAATTCCGTTCGCGCCAGTGGTGCCTTGAGAGCCATTAGTTCCTTGAGTGCCGTTTGCGCCTTGAGTTCCAGACGCTCCTTGTGAACCGTTAGCTCCCTGAACTCCTTGAGTTCCTTGAGCGCCTTGCGCACCAGTTGCGCCTTGCGAACCAACTGCACCTTGAGCGCCAGTTGCGCCTTGTGAACCAGTATTACCAGTCGTACCTGTTGTTCCCTGCGCACCTGTTCTTCCTTGCGTTCCTTGAGCGCCTTGCGAGCCTGTAGCTCCAGTTGAACCTTGAACGCCAGTAGAGCCAGTTGCGCCAGTTCCACCAGTTGAGCCTACTGCGCCTTGAGTTCCAGTTGAACCTTGTGAACCAGTTGAGCCTGTTGAGCCTTGCGAACCAGTTGAGCCTGTTGAGCCTTGTGCGCCAGTAGAGCCATTAACTCCTTGAGAACCAGTTGCTCCTTGAATTCCGTTCGCGCCAGTGGTGCCTTGAGAGCCATTAGTTCCTTGAGTGCCCTGAGCACCAGTTGTTCCTTGTGCGCCAGTTGTTCCTTGGGCACCTGTTTGGCCAGTGATGCCTTGTGAACCAGTGATGCCTTGAATTCCTTGAGCGCCAATTGAACCTTGAGCGCCAGCACTTCCAGTTGCTCCTTGTGAACCGTTAGCTCCCTGAACTCCTTGAGTTCCTTGAGCGCCTTGCGCACCAGTTGCGCCTTGCGAACCAACTGCACCTTGAGCGCCAGTTGCGCCTTGCGAACCAACTGCGCCAGCAGCAGCATCTACCCATTGAAAAGAGTCACCATCATAGTAATAAATCATTAACGTACCAGATGAGGAGTTCCACCAAAGATCGTTAACGCTTGGAGAGCCGGGCGCAGAGTCTGATGTTGTTATCTGCGTCCCTTTAAGACCTTGAGCACCTTGCAATCCTTGAATACCCTGCGCACCTGTGGAGCCTTGCGCGCCATCAGAACCAACGTAGCCGCTAGTACCTTGCGAGCCAGTGATACCTTGAACTCCTTGAGCGCCCACTGTTCCTTGAACGCCTTGTGCGCCCTGCGCCCCTAATGCTCCTTGAATCCCTTGTGCTCCTTGAGCGCCAGTATCACCAACGTCACCAGTTCTAGCAAAAGTAATTACAATATCTTCATTATTTGAGAAAGAATTTACGCCAGATAATTTACTTACTGGAACTTTAAAGTAATTTGTCGCATGAGTATGAAGTCCAGTGATACTAAATAAAACAGAATTAGCTGGAGTTGTTTTGCTAGCGATTGAAAAGTGACCTTTGATCGCAGAAGTAGAGTCATCAATGGTCTGTAAGAAATTGTATATAGAAACACTTAAATCATCTGTTTGGCTAATGTATAATTCAGTAGCAGAAGAGAATGACGCATTATTTAAACGAAGTTTACCAGAGGTAGGATCAGAGTCAGTTGTTGAGTCGCTAAAAGTATAATCGAAAGCAGCGCCGCCGAAAGTTCCAGCAGTTCCTTGTGCGCCGATTAAACCTTGAGCGCCAGTATTTCCAGCTGCTCCTTGCGAGCCAGTTATTCCTTGTGCGCTAGTTGCTCCTTGAACTCCCTGAGTTCCCTGAAGCCCTTGAGTCCCTTGAATACCATTTGATCCTGCGGTACCCTGAATACCTTGTGTACCCTGCGCTCCAAGTTGAGTGTACATTACTTGTGTAGCCGTCAAAATAACTGATGGCGTTCTTGGGTGATCGCTATTGCCCGCAATTGTTTCTAGCCTAACACTAGAATTAGATGTTTCCCAGAAAAGTTGAATGTAATCATTTTGAGCCAATGACAATACAAAATTTACCGTCAAGATTTCGGAGGTGAAAGAACTTTCCTGTTTATCGGGAACATCATAATGAGAATTTGTATCTGGTAGGATATTTCCATTCTTCTTAAGGAAAAACTGAGTCGAACCAAGCGAATTACTACTGTTTGTTAACTGAACCGAAAATGTGATACTATAAACACCCTGATTTGCAAATGTTACTCGACTTCCGGAAACCACAGAAACCTGATTATTAGCAGCGTCATAGCTATTCAGTGTTACAGCTTGAGGAGTATTAATAGCTACTGCTGTTTGATTTGTAGTGTCCCAGAATGAACCCCAATAGCCAATTGCGCCGCCAGCGCCAGGAGTACCAGAGACGCCTTGAATACCCTGAAGGCCTTGTGTACCCTGAGTCCCTTGAATACCTTGGATACCTTGAGTGCCTTGTGTTCCTTGAGAGCCTCCGTTTCCTTGAAGACCTTGAATACCCTGCGCTCCTTGAGTTCCTCCTGCGCCTTGAACTCCTTGTGTGCCCTGAACACCCTGCGTTCCTTGAACACCTTGCGTTCCTTGAACACCTTGTGTTCCTTGTGCTCCCTGCAATCCTTGAGAGCCTTGAACGCCTTGGCTACCACCAACAGAATTCCAAGTTGTTCCATCGCTAATTAAAACAAGAGTCTTGTACTGTTCTAAGTAAGAAGCATTAGCTCCATCAATTTGTCCATTATAAGTAGCATCAACAGTAATTTGCGCCGTTCCTTTGTTTGTGATAACAAATTGGCGACCAGCATTAGAAGAAGCTGGAATTAAAGTTGCAGTATATGGAGTAGCGGAATTAAAAACAATGTTGTCGTCACTAGTTGTTAAAGTATAGTGACCAGTTTTTGCATTTACGTTTCTAACGAAAGAATCGGCGTCAAGAGTTCCAGTAACATTAAGATAATTGAAAACGCCAGAAGGAAGAGTAATAGCACCAGTTAAATTTGCGGCGTTTCTGTAATACGTTGAATCATTACCATCTAATAAATCTGAATCAGCAGCTTTGCCACTTAAGCTAAGATAAAGACCACTTAAATTAAGGTCGTTAACAACTCCAGTAGCATCTGCTACTGAGAAGTTTACCTGCATACCTGATTGAGAACCTAAGTAGTATTTACCCATGTTATTATAGTCGCCTTAATCCGATAACTAGATTTACAGTTAAATTGAGCATAAAACGAACTATATTTAACCATTTACGGTTAAAATAGGCTCGCTATAAAAACTCAACCTAACTTATGGAGTTGGAGCTGAACCAGAAGGCGCAACACCAGTATCCCAAGGCATTTTGATTTCTACTGGATCGCTCTTAGCGAGCTGCTTGGCGATTTGCTCGTTAACGTGTTGTTCGTAGCTGCCAGTTACGACAGATTGAATCCACGCGATAACGCTAGCTTCAGTAAGAGTTTCAAATGCAACGAACTCTCCATCAGGAACATTCGCGCTTGTGAAAGGTGTGGCCCCAGAGAATTCTCCAGTGTTGCCATTTTCATCTGTACCGATTTTTTTCCAGTAAGTTTGAACGATAGCGTTTTTATTCGCACCTTCGTCTTTTACCTTGATCCCTGTTACTTTCCATGTGTATGTGATAGCCATAAATTTATATATTTTAAATTACTTATTAATGTTTTCCATTAACAAAGAGTTATCGTGTTCGTTTGGGAATGTATTAGTATCAATATCTCTCACTTATGAAACAACAGCGCTAATTACGCTAGCAGTCCATTTGATTGTAGCGGCAACTTCACCTTTAACTTGAAGCTTGAGAGAATCAGTTGTATTGTCGCCATCAACGAACACTTCCCAAGCCGCGCCGTTTTCAGAGGCGAACTTTGTGACGATAGCGTTAGCGACAAGAGCTGTATTACCTGCTTTATTAGCAACCAAGCAATCGTAAGACCAAGAAGCGGCTGTTGCGTTCGTAGTGTCGAAAGCTGTGATAGTTCCTTTGAAAGAAGCGGCAGAGTTGTTGGCTACAAGGATGCGTCCAGATGTTCCATTTAAGAACATTTCTGTTGTAGCGTCACCTGTGGTTGTGCAGTAAACTACAAAGTGATCAGACTTAGCTTGAGCAGAACCTGAAACTGTAACGCCACCGATAACAAGATCGTTCGCTGTATTAGCGCCATTGTTTGTGACATAATCAAGTGTTACTTGACCAGTGCGAGGATAAAGAACGTCGAGGTCAGTTGTTTGAACGCCAAGACCAGTGATGTGACCATAAGTATCAATTAAACCAGTGAAGTTTTGTATTACAACGCCTTGAGTATTTGTGCTAACTGTGCTAACGGCGGCAGATGTATCTTCGTGAGAAACAACAATCAGATTAGAACCGTTGTCAGTAACAAGAATACCGCTAGAACCGCTAATAGTAATGTCATTTGCGTCGCCGTTAGAGCCTGTGATACGGATAATCGCATCATTAGTTCCACCAGCAGCGACTGTAAGGTCGTACATGGTGAATTCCGATGTGATCGGCATATTGTAGTATGTCGTTCCATCGTTTGTGAACTGCCAGCGATCAAGACCTTCATTCCAGCGGAGAGCTGTATTTGCTTCGCCGCCGCGTTCAATTTCAATGCCAGCGTTTTCAGTTGGTACTGCTCCAGTAAAGTCCGCGTTAAGAGTAATTAGTGCATCACCGATGTTTGTTTCGGTTGTGTTGATGTAGGTTGTAGTGCCGCTAACAGTTAAGTTACCAGTAATGACTAAACTACCATCAAGTCTTAAAAGATTTGTGTCGGATTTGTAAGCTGAAACTTTTGTCCCATCGTTTGGACCAAAAACAACAGCGTCAGAGCTTTGAACAGAATTTAGGAAAACGACTGGACCAGCATTAACTGTTAATGTATCAGAAGCGTCGCTACCGAGAGTTACATTTCCGCTAGCAACCAAATCGCCACCGATATTAATACCGTTAGTCGTAGAATTTCCGCTGTTTGTTACATCTTGAAGATTTCTAGCATACGATTCATTGATTAAAGTTCTCAGCATACCAGACAAGGTGTGAACAGAGCCTTCACTTGGAGCAGTTGTTGTTACGCCGCTAGCAATTTGATCACGAACGATAACTGCGGTTTGACCAGTAGCAGAGAGAACGTGACCAAATGGATCAAAAGTAAATACAACGCCAGTGATGGCAGAACCAGCAGCAGCCGCAACAGTAACATCAGCTACGCTAGAAGTATCTTTGTGAGAAATTGTGATTGCATCAGCAGCAACAGAAAGCTCAAGACCAGTTCCAGCAACTACTTGAACAAAATCATTGAAAACTTGACCGCTAACACGACCAGTTAAATTGATATTAGCTGTATTAGCAGTTGGGCTAGAAGCATTAACTTGGTAAAGATTACCAGCGTTGATAGAGAGGTAGCCAGACAAGCCTGTGCCAAAATCCCATACAGAATCAGATGTTGAAACACCCGTGCCGTTTTCTGCGACTGTCGCCGAAATATCACGGAAAGCGGCAGAGCCAAGAGTACCAGTGAAATTGGATATAACGCCAGTAGCTGTTCTTAAATTAGAATCTTGACCGCTAAAGTAGCCAGAAACACCAGTGGTAAAGTCGAATGTGGCCTTTGTGCTTGGTGTTAAACCAGTTTGCCCACCAGAAACTGTCTGGTCGATAACGTACTGCTTGAGGTCAGCGGCGACAATCGACGCGGAGCCTGTTGTGAAATTGATTTGATTGCCGACTTGTGTGCCTGTATAGTAGATAGCCATTTTTTAAATTCTCCGTTATCAAATTATTTACACAGTTTTGTTATTATTTCACTTGTATTAAATCTAGAAAACCGACCCAGTGAATTGTAGTGGCAGCTAAGCCGAAAACGCTTATTTTTAAGTATCCATAAGTCGTATCGGCGTCGATCAACATTCCTCCAACACCTAACTCGTCTGTTATTCTGCTCACAACCGTTGCCCCAGCGATTTCTGTGAATCCTGCGCTTATTCCTTTTCTAATTGTGCCTTCTGAGTTAAATGTTGATGTTAAACCAGCAGTTGATCTTCCAACAACTCTCACTTTAAAAAACCATGAAGTGTTATTAGGTAAAGTTAACTTTTTGATTTGATTTGGAAACGCCAACTCATAAGTTCCAGTTGTTGTTGTTTCTCTTTTTAAAATAAATTCGGAATATTGTGCGTCACCAGCTTGAGAAAAACTGCCATCAGCAGCTGTGCGAATTCCGCTTAAATAATTGTCTGTTCCGCTACCAAGAAGAAGTGTTCCAGATACACTAACGTTCTTTTCAAAGAAAGCGTCGTTAGCGTTATTAAGTCCATCTTCGTAAATACCAGTAACGAAATTGTATTGACCACTTGTTAAGTGATAATATTGACCGCTAGCTCCTCCTTGCAAATCAGGAAGCGAGTTATGGTTAAACTGATCCGCTTCGATAATTTGAATTGGACCATCATCGTTATCGGTCTCGACAACATTAATAGGTCCAGCATCATTACCAGATATAATAATTTCAACTACTTCGGACATTTTACGAAAGCGACGTTACACCCGATACTACTGAAATAACTCCTTTTAAGATTTTTTGAAATGTACCATTATCAAATTTCACTAAAACATCGTACTGTAAATCGCCTGGATGTAATGCCGCAGTTTGCGCAGCAGTTAAAGCGAGTTTGATTGATCCAGCACTTGGATTTGTTTTTGTTACTGTAAAAGAAACAAGAGTTGGCGAATAATAATTCTGTTTTATTTCTGCATCAATTGTTGCGGAAGTAAGATTGATTGCTACGCCTCCAGCATCTTTAAGGATAAGGCTAACAGAATAATCTGTATTTGTTTCTATAGAAATGTTATAAGTAGAAGCAGACATTGTTGGAAGCGTTCATTTAAATTTACACAAAAAGCGCACTTTTAAGGGTGCGCTTTTGATTTTTAATTAAAACTAGACTTTAGTAGATGATGAAACCTGTACCAGTAGCAACCAAACCCATAACATCATTAAACATACTCTTGTTTACAACTTGAGTTGGTCTTGCTTGATAATAATTATAAGCATAAACAAGTTTGTTAACTTCTTCCATATGACTTTTCGATAAAGAATGAAACTGTTTGCTCACTTCATTTGTGTTAACAAACACAATTGTATTGTCTTCGTCTTTTAAAGACAAGATTCCGTTTCCAGAGGAAGAACCAATAGATTTGATGACGTTTCTCGACTTCTTTTTATAGTAGCTCGCCATATAAAGATGCTTGAGAATGTCTTGCTCTTCTTTTCCAAGACTAGCATCTTCACCTGTGAAATTAGTAAAAATCAAGTTGTTGATTTCGCCTAAGTTTGCGGTAATCCAGCCAGAAATGACGCTGATATTAGCTTCCGCTGTATCAGCATCAAATTCGTAGAAGAATATACCGCTTGCTACTTGTTCGATATTAGCCATTTAAGATTTTGTTCATAGCAATCTTCTGTTTTTCAGAAAAAAGCTCTTTTTGTTTTGGTTGAGGAGAAAAATAACCACGACTCTGAACGTTCTGAGTGTCAAACTGCCTCATCAAACGCTTCTTTAACATAGGCTTGCTGCCAGATTGATCAATGTAAAGACGACGCGCCAACGCTTGCATTTGCATCTCGTTCATCTCATCTAAATTTTCTTCAAAGATAGAGCGATTTGCTGTACCAAAAATATTTACTTCTTTAACGCCTAAAGCAGTTTCTAATTCACGAACTTTATCACGATACTCCTTAGAGTTCTTATCTTGAATGCTGTTTAAAGCACTCATAAGACTCGGATTTTCTTTAACTTCAGACTGTCCAGTTGATGTTTCCATACTAGATGATACCTTACAGTTTACACTTTTCTAGAATATAGAGAATAAAAAACCCGCCTCTTTCGAGGCGGGCTTCGTAAGAACTATTCTATTAGACGATCTTGCCAACAAGGGCGCGATTGTCGAGAATCATGCGGCCTTCTTCCATCGAGCCGAAATAACCGATCTTATTTTGGCGGATGCTGAATTGGTCGTCGGCAACGAGCGTGAATTCCGAGTTGGAATCTGGATCGGTAGCGACAACACGAAGGAGTGACTCGCGGCTGCGGTCAATACCAACGATGATTTCTTGTGTGGAACCAGTGAAGTCACCAGAGCTTGTACCATCAGCCTTTGTGAAGGTGGTGGCGTCAGCAGCGGTGTCGAAAATGGTGTTGAACTTTTGGCCTTTGCCCATTTCAACGAATTCCAAGATCGAAACGCCGTAGAAGCTTGGAATGCCAGCTGCACCGTAGATAGCGGAGCGCATTTCGTCAGTGGCAGGAATGCCGACCGAAGAAGCTGTGCCGCCAGAAGCGGTGATACCAGAAACGGTGTTGATTGGGTTATAAGCCATTGCACGAATTTGCTCAACGATTTCTGGGGAAACCAGAATGTCGGTCAAACCAGCGCGAGCGCCACCAGCAGGAGTACCGTTAGCCCACGATGTGGAGATACGCTTTGCGAGGGTGAGCAGTTCGTTCAAGTCAGCCAAGAGGAAACGACCAGCTTGGTTAGCTTTTTGAACGTGTTGCTTGCTATTTGTGGTGGCGGCGGCGAGAGCGGCCATTACCAGCGAGGCGGAAGTGCGTTCTTGTTTTAAGAGAACTTCTTGGGCCATGCGGGTGAAGGTTTTCGCTACAACGTCCATACGATGTTTGGCGGCGTACTTACGATCAAACGACAGAGCGCTGTCGAGGCTGTAAGTAGCAACTTTCAATTCGGATGTGGTTGGGAGAACTTGATTGGTTGGAAGACCACCAGCGACTGACTGAGAATATACTGTGATATAGTCTTCGTCATTGATGTCGAAGTAGAGGTCGAGCGGGATGCTAGGATTGTCGTCGGCGTTGAACGGCAGAGTTGTGAACAAATTGCTCAGTGTAGGAGCGTTGTTGATAACTTCTGCAAGTACAGGTCCGATGAAAGAGGCGAGAGCAACTTGCGCATCGTAAGCGATGGTACGGTTGCGGCTAGCCATAGCTTTGATAAGCTCAATCTGTTCTGGTGTGCGCTTTAATGTGATTTTCATTATAAATTTTTTCCTTTTTTATATTTTATTGTTCAATTACATACGCAGACCGACGACGGCGAAATTGCCATTGAATTGATCAGCAATGCCGTTAAGAGTTGTGCGTGAACCTGTGCCGAGAACGAGGCCGAGTTTGCCAGCATCACTGTGAGCGCAGCCTGTAACTTTACCACCATTGGCGGAAAGTTTGAAGCCAGAGCCAACTGTGAGGGTACCGTCGACGGCGTTAGCGCCGAGCGAGAAGATACCGCGAGTAGCAACTGGAACAGCTTGACCAGGCAGAACACACATCAGCTCTTCCGCTTTTTGGCGGTAGTAGAGAAGTTTTTCGCCGTTTTCATCTGTTTTAGCAGTTTGACGGAGAGTGATGCCGAGGCAGTTTGTGAGGTCGCCAGAGGCGGCAGGTGTAACCTTGAGGTTAACCTTTGGATATTGGGCAGCGCCGATGTGTGGGTAATCGGTTTTGCCGAGGTATGAGTCGGAAGCGTATGAAACAGGATCTAAGTCAAAGTTACCTGCGGAAACTTTAACGAAAACACCTGCGTCACCGCTGCCAACGCCTGTTGTGCTCTCGTTAACGGCAGCGTCAACAAGGGCGTACATATTGACCACGTCAAACTCATTGAGTTGACGGAATGGTAAGAGACGAATAGCCATATTGTTTTCCTTATTATATATTTACTTGATTGTTATTATTTAGAATAGCTTACGCTAATGTTTTCCCGCGAAAAAGCTTGTGCAAACTTATCGCGGAAGTTGATTTCGACAGATGTTTGACTATCTGGCGCGGTGTTTGTAGCAACAGCGCTTTCGAGAGCAGCTGTAATGTCAGGTTTCTTGTCTTCTACCTTTGTTTCAACAACGGTAGCGACAGAAGCTTTGCTGACTTCTTTGAGGCGAGCTTCAACTTGTTCTGAAATCTTCTTTTCGATTTCAGCGGCTTGCGCCTTGATGAAGTCCTTGCTCTTGTGTTTCCATACAACACCAAATTTTTCTTTGTAAGAAGCGAAAGCTTCTTCAACAGAGTCAAGAGCTTGAACTTCGCCAATGATAACCTTGCGGTCTTCGTCAGAGAGTTCGTAAGCAGCATCAAGTTCGCTAACGCGAGCATTGAGGCGAGCAACGGCTTCTTCTTGAGTTTTCTGTTCTTTAATTTTATTCAACTCTTCTTGAGTTGCGGCCAAAGAAGCTTTCATTTGTTCAACAGAAGCAACAGTTTCGTTGTAAAGCTTCTGAGCTTGTTCTTTAGCATTTTTTTCGGCAGCGATTGAATCGCGGTATTCTGTGTCTTTTTGTTTGATAGCTTCTGTGAATTGGCTGGTCATTGAAGCAACAGCTTCTTCACCGAACTTTTTCTCAAGAAGAGCACCCTTGAGTTCTGCGATAAGTTTTTCTAAGTCCATATGGTTTATATTTTTTACATTTTTTATCTCTAAAATGGAATTTGATTTTTTATTCATTAAAAACGCCATCACCTCGTGACGGTAATCTTTTGATGAATCTTGCATCTCTAAATCTTGCGGTTCTTCCTCTGAAGCTTCATCTTCGGAGTCTCGGAGAGAAACTGAAACCTTAGAATCAAATGCCACTACGCCATTAACTTGCGCAGCTGGATTTGTAGTGAATCCTCCTCCTAACGGATAGATTTCTCCAACGATAACTCTATTGATAATTGTTCCGTCTTGAAGCTTCCCTTTTCCGCCTTTGCTTTTTAAAAATTTTGAGTATTCTGCAACAGTTTCTGGATCAGTAATGATGTCCGCTTCTTTTAAATTGTCGCTTCCAACAGCTAAATAATAACTGCTAAAACCAATTTCCCAACTTGCTGAAATTGAGTTTCTGAACGAATCAGCAGGATCAGAATTGCGAATCATCAAAGAAGTAAAAGACGAATCTACTGTTTTATAAACAACTCCTGCAACTGATAAATAAAATGGATCTAATGTTTTACTCGCTTCTTCTTCTGACATTGCAGTGTTATCACTTAATCTATTAAATCCGTAGTTAGTGATATGGCCGATAACTCGTTTCTTATTATGCTCGATATTTAGATACTTGTTAACAAATCTTTTAGCGATTTTAGCAGCAGTAGCTCCTGAAATACCGTCGCCATTATGGTTTACCATATTTGGCACAGCTAAGTTAAAAGACACTCCCAATAAATCAGGATTATCTTCAAAGTTAATATTTGGAGAGAGCTTTTTCAGCTCATCAAGAGAAGCTTTGGAAATTTGAAAATCTTTGCTGCCCACTTTGTGACAAGCGACAGAAATGTTATCTAATTTCGTCTTATACTTAAACGCCATGAATTACTTTACAGCAGAATGGTACAAAATAGCCGCAGAATATTCGTCCAATAGAAATTCATCAGCAGTATCAGTGATTTCTTTCATTGGTTGAAGCTTTTCAATGTTGCTTAAATCTTGCACACAAGCTTGCATTCTAGTTGTCCATTCTTCTTTGCTAGAAGCAGCAACAACTTTCTTACATAGCTCGATTACGCTCGATTTTTGCTGATCGTTAAGCTTAGATACGCCAAACTTTTCAGCAGTGAACGTCTCAGAAGCTTTCATGAAAGCATCAACTGCATAAACAGTAGATTGAATATCAGAAGTGGAAGCTCTTGATTTTGTTCCTAGTGGTCTACCAGGTATAGAGTTCTTTGGTTTTGCCGTTGGAGTTCTCGAAACTTTATTAACTGGCTTTCCAGCAGCAACAGGAGCAGCTGGCTCTGGTGCGCCCAGATCGTCAATCAATGGAACGCCGCCAACAAGAGGATTGTAGTATCCTTTTTTTCTTTCTTCTACGAGTTTGTCTTGCGCTGGACTCAACTCTTCCGAAGAAGGCAATTTGCCGTTAGCCATAGCTTCAATACCTTGTTCTGGAGTGATAATCGACAGCTCCATCAAACGGCTAACTGTGCGCATATATTGAATCTCGTCTTTAAGATCAATTTGTTTAAATTTAGCAGTAGGATAAGCTTTAAATCCCAAATCTTTTGAGATGCGAATTATTTCTGGTTGAAGAATGTCGTTCAAGAAACAGTTGCGCGATTCTTTAAGGCGCTCCATGAAGAAACCGATCTTCGCAGTCTGCCCGTTATACTTGTCGTCGCCAACAAGAACGTTCATTAAACCTTCTTTAATATCTTGATTAAGAATCTTGTATTTTTCTTCGCCAACAACTTTCTTTAAGTCAGGAATAATGAATTCAGCTTTTGTTGTATGGTCCGAAACGAGAACTCTGCCAACGCTTTCGTTCATAAACAACGATTGCATTGCCGCCATATTTGCTGGATTGATGCCGCCCTCGTCAGGAGGAGCGCCCATAGTGATGAGCAGCAATACATTCTCTACTGTGCGAGAAATAGCTTGGTCAATATGCTTTAATTCCAGTTTCGCATTAACATCTTCCATGATCGGAAAGGTAAACGGAATTGCAAACGGCTCGTAGTCTTGTTTCTTATAGAAAGAGTATAGCAAAAATGATGGATCAAGTTTAATCTTTAATCCATCTCTAAAATAAGCTTTGTCTTTAACCTTCTTCTGCATATCAGCAGGAAGAGCTTTAAACAATTCTCTATCTGCGTCGTCTTTTGGATTTCTGAGTCTTTCTAACTCGTATTCAGAAAGAAGTTTTTCGTAAATCGCTTCTGAAAATGAAGCGGAAACTTTAGCAACGATTTCGTAAGGATTAATTAAGATGTAGCGAAGAGGAATCTTGTTATTGACGACTCCGTTTTCGCTTAAACCAGACAAAAGTTTAAAATCTTCTGCTTTAAATTTGCCGTCGATACGGTAATAGAAGATGTTTCCGCTGCGATAATATTCGCGGAAGTATTGGTCTTTCAATTTCCATAGTTTGATCTTCTCAAACCACTTAGTAAAGAATTCTCTACTACGCGCAGTGCCGCCTTCAAGATAAATCTCTGTGTTAGCAAACTCTGTGGCAATGTCGATTGTGTTTCTAACTAAAGCGACGTTTGCGTAAGCCTTTTGGCAAAGCAAAATAGCATCACGAATGTCAACACCGTCTTTAGAGAACTGATAAGGAAGCATTCCTTGACTCAAAAGAGCATAGCGGCGAATGTTGTGATCAGTTCCGTTTCTTGGAATCTTTGTGCTCTGCGCTGTGTCGGTAGCTCCTTGAACTGGACGGCTATAAGAAGCTTTGGCAACTTCTGTGAAGTAAGATTCTCCTAAAAGCTTTGGTTCGTAGTTGTTATGAACAGGAAGCGAGCTGCTTTCTGGCTTGTTAAACTTGCTCCAATAGTCCGACTTCTTGTTATATGAACGCGACATATGATTATATAGTAAAAGTTACACTAAAAGTATCAAAAGTACTTTTATGACTTTCATTTTACCTCACGAAGAACGGAGTAAAAGTTTGCGCCTGTTGTTCTGGACAATCCATCATATCAAAATATATTTTCATCATCCAGTTGCCTAATACTAGGCAAGAATACGAGTCTTTGCGGGTTTTTTCCGCTCCGCTTTGTCTTTTTAGTTCTGGCGGCAAGTCAAAACTCTGATGTCCATTAGCTGTTGATGTTGGAATAATTAGAGAACACTGCGCTTTAACCAGTTCGATCAAATCAGATTGATGGTCAACGAAATCGACCATCTTTGCGTCGTTCGTTTGATTGTCCTCTTGATCGCGGAAAAATTTAATCGTTTTAATCGGAATAACTTTATTCTTTTGAGCTGTGAAATCGTTATCGACAGCTTCGGCAGCGAACAGCATCTTTCTGTGATCGAAATTAGATTGCAACAACTCGTTGGCGTAGCGAATCCAAGAGCTTGTTGGCACTCTAAGGTAACAAATGCGAGTGTCTTTTAAACTGTAAGCTCTTCTTGCTTTACGAATTTCGTCTTGATACTTTTCAGGCGAATCAAAATCAGCTTCAAACATCTTAATTTCGATTTTAGCATTTTTAAACACTTCGCTTTCATTTGCGGCATTAATAAACTGCACGCCACCGTTATAGTCCCCGCACATTCCAACGATGTTAAAGTTATTCATCAAATAAGCCAAGTATTCGATATGCTTTTTAAGATTAGTTCCTGATACAGCGTAATTATGAACGAGAATTCCTTTGCGATTAGGAACATCGAGCTTAATAAGGTTCATGGCAAAGTCGTCAGACGATTCATTCTCTGCCCACGAAGGAT